GTGCCAACACGTCAACTATCAGAAATCATCAACCCACTTGGAACAACAATTCGCCCATCGATCGAAGCGATCTCACGCGGAGTTCTTCCAGATGCAGGTATGACTTTCGAGATCCCAAAGATCACAGCAATGCCAACAGTTGCAGTCGCAGCAGAAAACGCAGCGTTCTCAGATACAGACCAAAACTCAAGTTTCTTGAGCGTGGATGTGAAGAAGTACGCCGGACAACAGACCTTCAGCGTTGAGCTCCTCGACAGAACTTCTCCGGCATTTTTTGACGAGCTTGTCCGCAACATGGCCGCGGCATACGCTAAGGCAACAGACACAGCAGTTCACGCTGCTCTTGTATCTGGTGCAACACTTGACGCAACAACTGTTGCAACATATCCAACAGGTTCAGAACTTCTAGGCATTATTGCTCGCGGTGCTGCTTCTGTTTATGATGCAACAGCAGGACTTCCAAATCCATTTGCTCGCAACATCATTTTGAACACTTCACAATGGTCGAATGCTATGTCGCTTAACGACAATGGCCGTCCTCTATACAACGAAGTAACAAGCCCAATGAACCAACCTGGCTCAGCTGTTCCAACAGCTCTTCGTGGTCGCATTGCAGGACTTGATCTATATGTAACGGCAAACGTCGCAACAGCGAACAACACAGACAAGGATGGATCAATCCTTATCGTGAACCCAGATGCTTACACATGGTATGAGTCACCAACTTACCGTCTCCGCGCAGAGTCAACAGCTGCAGGATCAGTAACTATCGGTTACTACGGCTTTGGTGCGATTGCAACCAAGGTTGGCGCTGGCGCGTTCAAGAACAACAAGGCTTAATTAAAGCCAACTAAGTCGCTGGCGGCCTAGTGCCCTTCTAGGCCGCCAGTCTTTAGAAAGGATAAGAGCATGGCACTCACGACGATCGCCGAATTACGCACGGCGCTTGGAATTGGCAGCCTATATTCGGACGCCGTTTTAACCGAGGTCGTAGATGCCGCAGATGACGTACTCTTGCCCTTTCTATGGAATAACTACACATTCAATGTCGGACACAGTAATACAACTACAGAAGGCACATTGTATTTTGAGCAATCAATCAAGGATGTCTTTTATGTCGGTCAAACTGTAACGATCAGTGGTAATGGCGCACCTCATAATGGATCTAAAACAATTACTGGCATGAGTAACACATCTATCACTTATGCAGTTACAGGCAGTCCGACAGCGCAACCTCAACATACAGTAACTCCTTTTGGACGGGTAGCAGCAGTAGCCACGGTCGATTACACAACAGTCGCGGCAATTCAAGAAGCTGCGCTAATGATCTCGATCGATATCTGGCAGAGCCGCCAAGCGCCTTCTAGCGGTGGCGTTACAGTTGACGGATACGCTCCAAGCCCTTACCGCATGGGTAACACTTTACTTGCTCGCGTTCGTGGCTTACTTGCACCTTACCTAGATCCGCGTTCGATGGTTGGCTAACCATGACCGCAGCCATATCAACTCTTCGAGGCACTATTGCCACATTGTTAATAGATAATTCGCTTTGGTCAGTATTCTCATTCCCGCCAGCAACTCCGATCGCTAACAGCATCGTGGTTAGCCCGGCAGATCCTTACGTCACGCCAAACAACAACAGCCGCAACACTATTGCGCCTACTGCTAATTTTAATCTTAATGTGTTCGTGCCTTTGCTAGATAACGAAGGCAACCTTAATGGAATTGAAGAAATGCTGGTGGCTATGTTTAACAAGTTAGCAGCTTCTTCTATCGTCTATAATGTGGGAGATGTGAGCGCACCTAGCGTTCTCAATGCTGCATCGGGCGATCTTTTGACTTGCTCAATGCAGGTCTCAGTCCTAACGAGTTGGAGTTAAACCATGTCCGAATGGGAAAAAGAGCAAGAAGCCTTCCTGATTAAGATCGGGCAGGTAGCACCAGCAGCACCTAAACCAGCAACTAAGAAAGATGAGGAATAACCTAAATGGCAGTATTTCTAAGCAATAACGTAGGCGTGAAGGTTAACTCAGTTGATCTTTCTGACCACGTTACTTCAGTAACACTTAACCGATCATTCGATGAACTCGAAGTTACAGCAATGGGCGATAGCGGCCACAAGTTCGTAAAGGGCTTGGAAGCATCATCTATCACTATCGACTTCCTAAACGACACAGCCTCAGCAAACGTTCTAGCAACGCTACAAGCTGCTTGGGGTACAAGCGTTCCTATCGTTCTTCTTCAGACCAAGGGAACAGCAGTATCAGCGACTAACCCGCTATACACAGCAACCTGCCTAGTCAACAACACAACCGATATCAACGGCGCAGTCGGCGATCTCGGAACTCAGTCAATCACTTTCACAGTAAATGGCACAGTTGCGGTAGCAACAACCGGCACATTCTAAATAAATAACTAAGGGGCAAACAATGGCAAAACTAAAGGTAACAAGGGCAGACGGAAGCGTTAACGAGTACCAGATCACTCCGGCGATCGAGTACGCCTTCGAGCAATATGCAAAGAAGGGCTTCCACAAAGCCTTTAGGGATGATGAAAAGCAGAGCGATGTATATTGGCTTTGCTGGGAAGCAATACGTCGGTCGGGTGAAACCGTAAAACCCTTCGGAGAGTCATTCCTTGAGACATTGACGCGAGTTGAGGTCTTAGACGATGACCCTTTGGAGTAACGCGGGAGTCCTTCACCTATCTCGTAGCGAGGCTATCGCTTGAGACAGGACTCTCGCCCCAAACTTTAATTGAACTAGATCACACAATGTTCAGGACTTTACTACAAGCCCTGAAGGATAGAGCAAAGGAGCAAGCGGATGCCAACAGAAGTAAAAGGCGCAGATAAACTCCGCAAAGCCCTAAAGCAATACGAACCTGATCTAGCCAAAGAGACAACCAAAGAACTTGGCAACTTGCTCAAGCCAATAGCAGCTAAGGCTCGCGGCTATATGCCAGCCGAGTCACCCTTAAGCGGTTGGGCTGCTCGATCTTTTAATGAAGGTCGTTTTCCAACTTACAACCCTTCGATCGCCAAGAAGGGCATTACTTACAAGACTTCGCCAAGCAAGCCTAATAACCGAGGCTGGCGCTCACTTGTATCTTTGCTCAATAAGTCTGCTGCTGGCGCTATCTATGAAACTGCTGGACGTAAGAACCCCGGCGGAAACTTCTCACCACGTTTAAGAGGCGAGTTAAAAGGCGAAGCCAAGATGCAAGGTCGAGGCATCTTTCGCGCTTGGAATGAAGATCAGGGTAGAACTCAAGGCGCTGTTATCAAGGCACTTGAAGGCGCAGCCGCTAAGTTTAACGCCAAGACAGGTAAGTATAACTAATGGCAACTAATGTTAAAGTAGATATCGCGGCCGAGTTCGTCGGTCGCAAAGCCTTCACAGATGCCGCTAAGCAGACCATTGGTCTTAACAACCAAGTCAAACAACTTGCTAAGTCCTATTTAGGTTTATTTACCGCTCAGCGTTTAGGCCGCGCTGGTTTCAATGCAGCCAAAGCCTTTGCAGCCGACGATAAGGCAGCCAGAGTATTAACCCAGTCGCTAGATAACCTTGGCTTAGCCTTTGCTGATCCTTCAGTTAAGAACTTCATTGCTGATCTTGAAAAGCAATTTGGCGTACTCGATGATCAACTGCGCCCAGCCTTTCAGCGTTTATTAACTACAACTGGCGATGTTGCCAAGTCTCAGTCATTGCTTCGCACAGCACTTGATTTATCAGCAGCTAGTGGCCAAGATGTAGTCAGCGTTGCCGGGGATCTTTCCAAGGGTTATGTAGGTCAGACTCGCGCCCTTGCTAAGTACGGCATTGGACTAACTCAGGCACAACTCAAGGCCATGTCCTTTGAGGAAGTCCAAACACGGATTAACTCACTATTCGGTGGCCAAGCAACTATCGCAGCCGACACCTATTCAGGCGCTTTGCAGCGTTTAACGGTCGCATCTAATAACGCCAAGGAAGTTATAGGCGGTGGCTTACTCGATGCCCTAGCAGCCCTTGGGGGCGGCGGTGAGGGTGGATTACAGAACACTCTTGCACTTATCGAAAAGGTTTCAACTGCCTTTGCTACTTTCATTCGTCGCTTTGGCGTTGGTCTTGGAATGGCTGGTCAATTAGCCCGCGGTAATTTAAAGGGCGCAATGGCGCTTGGCCAAGCAGAGCAAAATCGAGGCAAAGATACTTCTGGCATAACTCCTTCGATCAAAGCAGAATTACAAAAGGCAGCAGCGGCCAAGGCATTGGCCAAGGCTGGTACTCAGCAAGTCAAAAACACAAAAGCCCAGACTGCTGCAATTAAAGAACAGACAGCCATTCAAAAGGCTGGAACGATATTCGATCTACAACAAACTCAAATCATTGCTGCACTCAAGGGCGATATTTCAGCAGAAGAGCGCAAGCGCCTAGAACTGCAACTGGCTATCTTGACCGGCAATACTTCAGAGGCTTCTAAACTAGCTGGTGAACTTGCCAAGTCTCAAGGATTATCACAGCAACTAGCCGCTTATCTTGCATCCTTGCCAGATGCCAAGAACCCATTCACAGCATGGAAGTCTTATCTCGACATGATCGAGTCTCAGGTTGCTCGTATTGCAGCAGGCAATGTCTCAGCGACTCCAACGTCAATGGCAGCAGGTTACGGCGCAACTGGTCAGCAATACTCATTACCTCAAGGTTCACAGTTCACTAGCGCAGGTGGCGTTGAAGTAACAGTTAACGTCGATGCTGGAACAGTAATTGCTCAAGAAGGTCTAGTCGATGTAATCCGAGACAGCCTACTTAATGACTCATTGCAGGCTAAGTTCGCTGCTATCTATCGCCAAGGCGGATTAGGCGCGTTCGGGTAATGGCATTACCAGCGCAGATATCCGTATCGTTCGACTTTACTTCTGGCGCTACCTTCGGCTATCCATTCACTATTGGCGATGCCAAATACGGAGTTTTAGGTACAGGCACACTAGCTGCGACAACTACGCCAGAACCAACCGTTGACTTAACTCCAGACGTTCGCTCGATCTCGATTAAACGCGGTCGCAATATCATGCGCGACACTTACGAGGCTGGCACTTGCACAGTTCGAGTTCTTGATCCCAACTCTTACTTCAACCCACAAAATGTAAATTCGCCCTATTACGGTTTTCTGACTCCGCTCCGTAAGTTGCGTGTATCAGCAACCGTCGGCGGGGTTGGCTACTTCCTGTTTTCTGGCTACACGACAGATTACAAGTACTACTATCCTCAAAACCAAGAGACAGGTTACGTCGATATTGTCTGCTCAGATGCCTTCAGACTCATGCAGCAAGCAGGCGTTGTAGTTGTTACAGATGCCACAGCAGGGCAAGATACCGGCACACGTATTGGCAAAATCCTAGATCAAGTCTCATTTCCGACTAACATGCGCACATTAGATACAGGTAACACTACCTGCATTGCAGATCCTGGTACTTCTAGAACCTCGCTCGATGCGATCAAAAACGCTGAGTTCTCGGAGCAGGGCGCGTTTTATATCAACACAGCAGGCACAGCCGTATTTATCAACCGTACCAACGTCATCAAGAAGTACGGCAATACTCCGACTGAGTTCAACCAGTCTGGCGGTATCCCATATACCGACCTTCGTTTTCAATTTGATGATAAATTAATTATTAACTCGTCCACTATGACTCGATACGGTGGAACTGCTCAAAGCGCCACAGACTCAACTTCTATAGCCAAGTATTTCCCTCACCAGTTAAATCAGTCAAACCTAGTTCTTCAGACGGATGAAGACGCGCTCAACGTTGCTAAGATTTACGTGGCAACTAGAGCTGAGACAACTATCCGCATTGACGCAATGACTGTCGATCTAATGGATCCAGCAGTCCCAACTGCAACCATGCTGGCACTTGATTACTTCTCAAACTTGAAGATCACTAACGTTCAGCCGGACGGCTCAACTATCGTTAAAACTTTACAAGCGCAGGGTCTTGACTGGAGCATCACGCCAAACTCAATGAAAGTCACTGTTACAACTCTCGAACCGATAGTGGAAGGGTTCATCATCGGATCGAATATTTCAGGTATAATCGGCACTAACATAATGGCGTATTAGGAGAATATAAATGGCAACAGGCTTTCCAGCAGCTACAGGCGATGTCCTAAGCGCGGCTATGTTTAACGGTCTAGTGAACTTCACTACGGCCACCAACACCAGCGACTACACAGCAGTACTTAACGACCAATATCAGAGCCTTGAGATCATGAACAAGGCAACGGCTATCGCCTTTAACCTGCCTACAAATGCTTCTGTGGCTTTTCCTATCGGCACTTGCATCACAGTCCTGAACATCGGCGCTGGCACTTGCACAATTAAGGCAGTTACATCTGGCACAACCACAGTCCTTTCAGCTGGTGCGACAGCCGCCCAGCCAACCCTTGCTCAATATAGATCAGCAGCTTGTATTAAAACTGCTACAGATACTTGGTATGTTGTTGGTGCAATAGGCTAATGATTTCAAATGTAATTAGCGCGATCTTAGGTTCAACTGCACCAGTTGCAACATATAATGTTGACTTCTTGGTTATCGCTGGTGGCGGTTCAGGCGGTCAGGATAATGCTGGCGCTGGATCAGGTGGTGGTGGTGCAGGTGGCTACCGCACATCGGCTGGCACTTCTGGCGGCGGTGGATCTGCCGAGTCAGCAGTAGCAGTTACTTTATCTACTAATTACACAGTAACCGTAGGCGCTGGCGGCGCAGGTTTAGCGGTTGGTTCTAATGCCAACGGCAATAATGGTAATGCTTCAGTATTTAGCACAATTACTTCAACTGCTGGCGGTGGTGGAGCGCGTGGTCGTAACGGCGCTGCTTCAACAGGTAACACAGGCGGATCAGGTGGTGGTGGTGGAGCAGCTACAGGTGGATCAACTGGTGGTTCTGGTACTGCAAATCAAGGTTATGCAGGCGGTAGCGGCGGAACTTACTCAGGATCATCTTACGGCGGCGGCGGCGGCGGTGGTGCGGGCGCAGTAGGCGCAGCATCTTTGGTAACTGGTAATGGCGGTCAAGGTGGAACTGGCGTTGCTTCAACAATTACTGGATCAGCAGTAACACGTGCAGGAGGTGGATCAGGTTCTACATTCGGTGCGGTCGATACAACCGGCGGAGTTGGTGGCGGCGGTACTGGCGGTTCCAGCGGTACAGGAAACGCAGGTGGAGCAGGCACGGCAAATACAGGCTCTGGCGGTGGTGGAGTTTATGGTGGATCAGCAGCATCAGGATCCGGCGGCTCAGGAATTGTAATTCTTAAATATGCAGACACACGCACAATTACTATCGGCGCAGGTCTTACAGGATCTACAGCAGCGCCTAGCGGTGGCTTTAAGGTCACAACTATCACCGCTGGTACTGGGAATGTGAGTTGGTCATAATGGCACACTACGCATTCTTAGATGATAATTCGATCGTTACTGAGGTTATTGTCGGTATCGACGAAACCGAACTAATCGAAAGTTTAGATCCTGAAACTTGGTACGGGAACTTCAGAGGCCAGAAGTGTGTGCGAACTTCTTACAACAACAAAATTCGTTATAACTACGCAGCGGTTGGTTATATATACGATGCTGAAGGAGATGCTTTTATTGCACCACGTCCTGAATGTGGTCACAAAGAGTTATTCTTAAATCATCTATATCGCTGGACTTGCCAAGGTTGCGATCTTGAGGCTAAGAAGTTATTAGATGAAGCCTAAATTATGCAAGGCAGGACAACAACTTCGTGAACAATTCGATGACTGCTTCAGCGACCGTGATCGTACCTCGGACGGTTGGATCGGTGATAGTCGGCACTCAGCTCGTAAGTCTGACCATAATCCAGATGAGCAGGGCTGGGTTCGTGCCATTGACGTTGACCGCGATCTATCCGGCAAACCTAAGCCAGACCTCATGCCCGATGTGGCGGATCAGCTTCGTCTCTTGGCAAAGTCTGATAAGCGCTTGGCATATCTCATCTTCGACGGCAAAATTGCAAGCGCCAAAAGCGCTTGGCGCTGGAGAACTTATACTGGGATTAACAAGCATCGCCATCATCTCCATGTCTCGTTCACTACAAAAGGTGATGAGGATGGTTCGTTCTTTCAAGTACCGTTATTAGGAGCCAGTCTATGAATATGAAAAACCCTTACTTCCTAACTGCTGGAGCGTTCTTATCTGCTTGGGCAGCTTCTAACTTCGCAGCAGACTACCGCTCAGTTCTCTGGGCTGTTCTTGCTGGCGTTTTCGGATATGCGACACCAAAACGATGACTCCAACGGATTACTTAAATCTCTATATTGCCACACTTGCGATAGTGGGTGGCTTGGCTGGCTATGTGATCACGCATTTGCTGTCGGAGATTAAGCGACTTAATGCGCGTGTCGATGAAATCTATAACATCCTTTTAGAGCGATAATTTAACCATGGCACGCAAGAAGGCTATCGACTTGGAAGCATACTCGATGCTGGATCAGTACGCGATCGGTTTGAATGAGTTTTACAAATCACTTCGCAGGGCAGGTTTCACCACCGATATGGCGCTTGCCATAATTCTTGAACCTGCTACTTACCCGGCAACTATCCTGCCAACTCCTAACTGGCTGCCTGAACTTCCTGGACGCATCCCCTATGACGATGACGATGAGGATTAACCAAAATGAAAAGAACCGTTATAGTCCCAGACTTGCAGGTTCCATATCACGATGAAGTTGCTGTACGCAATGTTGCATCTTTTATCAAGGCATACCGCCCAGATAGCGTTATTACACTCGGAGATGAAATCGATCTCCCACAGATCAGCCGCTGGACAGAAAATACACCAGGCTGGTACGAGCAGACACTAGCTGAGGATCGAGATCAAGCAGTTGAGGTTCTTTGGTCGCTAGTCGAGTATTCTAAAGAAGCCCATATGATCCGTTCTAACCATACGGACAGGCTTTACAACGTGATCATGAAAAAGATCCCAGCGTTCTTGGCATTGCCAGAATTACGCTTTGAGCGGTTCATGCGTTTGGATGAATTAGGCATCACCTATCATAAGAAGCCCTACGCCTTCGCTAAGGGCTGGGTAGCAGTCCATGGTGACGAGCAGGGCATCAACCCTAACGCGGGTCTTACAGCCCTTGGAGCGGCTCGCAGGCACGGTTTGAGCGTTGTCTGCGGTCATACTCACAGAGCGGGCGCATCGGCCTTTACAGAGGCTTCAGGGGGCAAAATAGGGCGCATCCTGCGTGGGGTAGAAGGCGGTCATCTTATGGATGTACGCAAGGCTGGCTATACCAAAGGTACTGCCAACTGGCAGCAGGCTTTTATCATTGTCGAAGATACTCAGGTAACTCTGGTCAACCTAGAAAAGGACGGCACTTTCGTAGTGCATAGCCGACGTTATGGACGATCTAGATAACGACATAAGGCGCACGATCGACGATGCCATGGATGACGGCGAACTGTTACCGTTTCGTTATCCAAATCACCGCAAGAACGTCTGATATTTATGCAACACTTATGCCAAGAAGCTGCGAAGGGCGCAGTAGAAGGGCAGTAAATGAACGCAGACATAGCAATTACAGTATCGCTAGTACTAGGAGCATTAATTGGCTTTGGCTTTGGTTATGGCAAAGGCTTCGAGCATGGCAAAATTAAAGGTCGCATTGCGGCTCGTAAGATGCAGCGCCAGTTCGAGCAGGTCGGCCGATGAATGCACGCGATTACCTCAACGAAGCCAAGGCCACAATACAAGACCGTGGAATGGATTACGGTCATCCGTCAGACAATATGGCAAGAACAGCAGCCCTGTGGTCGAGTTATCTGGAAATGCCAATTACAGATTATCAAGTTGCGATGTGCATGGCACTCGTCAAAATAGCCAGAAGCATGGAGACCGGCAAGACTGATACTTATGTCGATCTAGTCGCATATACCAGCCTTGCAGCGCAACTACACACATCGGAGAACGATC